GCCTGCCCCACAAGGATTTACATGACGGGCTCTGTGAGGTCATGGATCCATTATATTGATTTGCGCTCGGCCAACGGCACACAGAAGGAGCACATGGACATTGCACTGGGTGCTAAGAAGATCTTTATCGAACAGTTTCCTGCTGTCGCTGAAGCAATGGAGTGGACTTGACACTCAACAATAAATAGTACATATCTGAAATTGATTTATGGCAACATATCCTGTTATCAACAAAACAACTGGTGAACAAAAAGAAGTAAAACTTAGTGTTCATGAATGGGATCAGTGGAAAAAGGATAATCCTGAATGGGACAGAGACTGGAGCGATCCATCCACCGCACCTTATAGTGGTGAGATTGGAGAGGTCTATGACAAATTAAAGAAGTCTCATCCAGGTTGGAATGATGTACTTCGTAAAGCATCTAAAGCTCCAGGTTCAACCGTTCGCCCCGTTTAACTGTATATGCCAAGAAGAAAGAAGTCTGATCAACCCATTGGTGTAGGATTAACTGCTAAGCAGATGAAGAGGAAGAAACCAATTAATAGTGATTTCCTCAGAGACATTGATCCTTTGACTGACAATCAAAAAACATTATTTGAAAGTTATGAAAAAGATCAGAATGTAGTTGCTTATGGATGTGCTGGAACAGGCAAAACATTCATTACACTTTACAATGCTCTTTGCGATGTTCTTAGTGAGACTACTCCTTATGAAAAAATTTACATCGTTCGTTCTTTAGTAGCTACTAGAGAGATTGGATTCCTTCCTGGAGACCATGAAGATAAGTCATCACTTTATCAGATTCCATATAAGAATATGGTGAAGTATATGTTCCAGATGCCTAGTGATGCTGACTTTGAGATGCTCTATGCAAATCTCAAAACTCAGGATACAATTAGTTTCTGGAGTACTTCTTTTATTCGTGGTACAACTCTGGATAAGGCAATTATTATTGTTGATGAATTCCAGAACCTCAACTTCCATGAACTAGATTCAATCATCACCCGTGTTGGTGAAGATTCCAAGATTATGTTCTGTGGTGATGCTACTCAGACCGACCTTATTAAAACGAATGAAAGAAATGGCATCATCGATTTCATGACCATCTTGAGGTCTATGCCATCGATTGATATTATTGAATTTGGAGTTGAAGATATTGTCCGTTCTGGACTCTGTAAAGAATATCTACTTGCTAAAATGGATCTTGGTTTATGAATTTTGCTCATCATAATTATCTCGGTGAAATTGAACTGACTAAAAAAGAAGTGAACGGCATCCGTCTCTATAATATTCCCAATGGAGACTGGGTGCCTTCTATTACTTCTGTAACTTCTTTTTATAATCGTCAAATCTTTGCGAAATGGAGAGCAAAGGTAGGTATCGAAGAAGCAAATCGCATCACCAAAAAGGCCACTAGACGTGGAACTGATTTTCATGAAGTTGCTCAGGACTATCTCTTAAATAAAGATCTAGATTGGAACAACTATCTCCCAGCATCTAAGTTTATGTTTCATCATTTGAAACCTGAACTAGATAAGATAAATAATATACACGCTATCGAGCGTACTCTCTATTCAGAATACTTTGGACTTGCAGGACGAGTTGATTGTATCGCAGAGTATGAAGGAGAGTTGGCAGTCATTGACTTTAAAACTTCAGAAAAAATCAAACCTGAAAAATGGATTGAGAACTACTTTGTTCAAGAGATGTTTTATGCTTCTGCATACTATGAGATGACTGGTATTCCTATTAAAAAACTCATTACTTTGATGGTGACTCCTGGCGGAGAAGTTCAAGTATTTGACAAACGCAACAAAGGGGATTATATTAAGTTATTAGTTAAGTATATTAAAGAATTTGTACATCACAATACTGGGACGAGAGATGGAGAATGATCTAGAAAAGGTCCTAGAGAAAAAGTTTTACTGCCCATCTAGGTTCACTCAAGAAATTGAGAATGTTGTTTTAGACAACCCTGAGATGTCGTACATCGATGCGGTGGTATTCTTTTGTGAGAAGAATAATATTGACGTTGAATCTGTATCAAAACTAATCTCTAAACCTTTGAAGGAAAAAATTAAGGGAGAAGCAATGGAACTTAATTTTCTAAAGAGAAGTTCTCGGGCTAAATTGCCTCTTTAATTTCATTTAGATTTTTATTATGGAAGAAGATATATGGGAGAGTTTGAGAAACTTTGAATACGATGATGACTATAAACTTTATGGGTATCTAAATACCAAAGAGCAACAGGCAGCATGGTATCAAAGAAACAAAGATAGACTGAAAGCAAAGTCTATGGAACGTCTCAATGCAAATAGAGATGAGATAAACCGTAAGAGGAGGGAAGCGAGAGCAACCGAACCTTACAGATCCGAATATCTTCGTAAACAACGTGAACGCAGGAGTAAAAAGTGATGGCCTTTGATGCCTATAAGCAATACCTTTCTTTGAAGAATCACTTCACCAAAGAGAAGTATGATTACCACAAGTATTGTGGGAAAAGTCGTGCTACCGTTCAATCTTTCTATAAAAGAAAAGACCGCTTCTGGTTTGAGAAACTTGCAAGAAACAAGTCAGACCAAGAGGTGGTTGAATTTTTTGTATCGAACTTTATCACCTGCACTGATCCAAGTAAGCTTTGGATAGGAGAAATGATACGCGAAGGTGAAGGTCGATACACTGATTGGAAAAAGAGAACTCAGTCACTTTCTTATCTCTTTAAAGAGGAGATTGAGCATGTCTTTACTGGCAGGTTTGATGATATGTTTGCTAAGGATGGCTCACGCCATCCAGAAATCCTCAAGACATATCTAAGAGGTGAAGTATCTATTGAGACAATGGTCATTCTTGATAAGATACTTGGATTCAGACAAGACTTTGATAAGCACCTGTCTGATCCAGTGTGGGAAACCGTAAGTATGAGAATTAAAAAATATTCTTCTTTCCTACATATAGATGTATTTCGTTATAAAAAAATTCTAAAGGAGATTGTTTTAGGAGGAGTTACATGAGTTTCTTTGATTCTGAATTTGTTCGTTCTGAGATGGTTGAAATTTCAGAGTTGCAAGAAGAAATCTATGGAAATGTTTTTAAGTTTCCATCGATGAGTAAAGAAGAAAAGATAAAGCATGTTGAGTTGCTGGAGAAACTGCTGACTAAACAGCAGACTCTTTATACTCGACTGAGTTTGTCTGACGATCCTGAAGCAATCGAAATGAAACGACGCATCACTGATTCGGCAATCGCTATGGGGATGCCGAAAGATGTGAATATGGGTGTTATCTTTAGCAACATGTCCAATCTCTTGGAATCGATGCGTAAACAGATTGACATTACGGGGTCAGACCTGTAGAATAACGAAGTCCACAAAGGCCAAATCCAACAAATCTAAAAAATCCTATGTCTTTCGCAAATCTTAAAAAGCAATCTTCTCTTGGCTCTCTGACCGCCAAACTGGTCAAGGAAGTAGAGAAGCAAAATAACTCTGGTGGCGGTAGTGATGACCGCCTGTGGAAACCAGAGATGGACAAGACTGGTAATGGTTACGCTGTAATCCGCTTCCTGCCTGCTCCTGATGGTGAAGACCTCCCTTGGGTCAAACTGTACTCACACGCCTTCCAGGGACCTGGTGGCTGGTATATTGAGAACTCCCTGACCACTAATGGTGGTAAGGATCCTGTCTCTGAGTACAATCGTGAACTCTGGAACAGCGGTATCGATGCAGACAAAGATACTGTTCGTAAGCAGAAGCGTAAACTGTCCTTCTATGCCAACATCTATGTTGTGCAGGACAAAGCCAATCCTCAGAATGAAGGTAAAGTCTTCCTGTATAAGTTCGGTAAGAAGATCTTTGATAAGATCATGGAAGCAATGCAACCTGAGTATGAGGATGAGACTGCAATCAATCCTTTTGACTTCTGGCAGGGTGCAAACTTCAAACTGAAGTTGAAGAAGGTTGCAGGTTACTGGAACTATGATTCTTCAGAGTTCGCAGCACCTTCCCCTCTGCTTGATGATGACGATGCTCTGGAAGCACTGTGGAAGAAGCAGTATTCTCTGCAAGACCTGGTTGCTGCAGATAAGTTCAAGACCTATGAGGAACTGGATAAGCGTCTGAAGATGGTTCTGGGTCAGAAACCTGCTTCTCGTCGTTATGATGAAGAGACTGAAGATGAAGACAATGATCGCGGTAGTTTCACTCCCGACTTTGGTTCTCGTCAAGAGTCCAATCCTGTTCCTCCCAATCTGAAAGAAGAACTCAATAATCTGAGTTCCTCCAAGACTGATGAGGATGAAGATGATGCTCTTTCTTACTTCCAGAAACTGGCTGAAGAGTGATTAACTAGTCAGTTTAATATTACTGGACGACTTCAAGGTTCCGCTGATGTAATCAGAGGAACCTTTTTTATATTCCATATTACTTTCAATGTCATCTAGAATGACTGGGAGATATCTTGGTTTTAACAGGTAAATACTCCTCTTTGCTTCTTCTATTTTTTCTTCATATTCTTTATTTGTTACTGGTATGGTAAAGTCTTCAAAAGTAACTGTGTTATTTCCATTAGCATCATAGTAACTATAGGTTGCTCCTTGTTCAATAGTGAGACCACTAGGAACAATCACAACACCATCAGTGGTTACTACTTCTTTTGTTTCATAATGATGGACTGCATTTAAGTTTTCATAAGTTCCATACTTATTAATCAGATATGTATCAAAAGAAAGTTGTGACATGGGCCACTCTGTTTGAATGTTAAGAATATTATTTGAAATAAGAACTAACCAATCAAGTTCTGGATCTCCATAAATTTCATTGGCAACAGTATCTGGACGATCATCACCGCGTATATTATATTTTTCAAATACTGTTGTATTTTGGAAAACATCTTCTCTTAGTTTAATTCTCCTAAAAAGATTTTTGACTTTTGTATAGTCACCAATCTTTGCTCCGTCATTTCTATCGACGTAGTTGAAGTCTGGAATGTAATTGAAGTAACCCATTTTAGAATCCTATTGAGGTTTCGTTTTGATCTCCACCAGCACCACCTTCATAATCACTATCAAAGACTGGTTCAAGTTCTTGGAATGACATAGTAACTTGATATGAAATCATAGATCCATCATAATATGTTGCATAGTTACCATCAGGTGTATAGTTAACACTTAATGCTGTTAGAGCACACTCTTTGAATTTATTTAAGAATGGATGATCTTGATTTTTATGTTGATAACTTAGGAAAAATGTATGAGGAGATTTTATAAACAAAAAGTTGTTTGCTTTTTTAGCACTCATACCTTGCTTTAGTGTTCTGATAATGTTTCTTACCTCTTTCGCTTCACCATCACTTCTGGGCGAAAATTTATATGTGAAGGAAAATTGTCTGAGATTGGGTCCATTAAATAACAACTCAGCATTAGTGTTTATCACCGCACCTAATTTTCTCTTTAGAGGATCTACTCCTGCTATATTTT